ATCAGGTACAACTCGCCGCGGTTCTTGCCTCCGGTCGTCGCCCTTCGCGGCCAGATCGGCTTACCGAATCCAGACTGGCCTTTCACTGGCCAGATTCGCCGTCCGCGGCGCGTCCGGCAGAAGTCCAGCACGGTCTCGGTCTCAAAGCCGGCGTCAATCGCCGCCGCGCTCACCGGCAGCAGCAGGCCAGTCTCATGCCGCCACTGGCGGCTCAGCAGCCGGTCAAGGTCGCCCCATACCTCCGGCTGCCCCGTGTCGCCATGAAGCACGAAGTAGCCCAGGCTCCAGCTTTCCTCGCCCGCGCTCCAGCCTACCACCTCGCACTCAACGCGGTCGGCTTGGACGTCCGCGCCGGCGGTAATCAGGCACACTCCGGCGGGCGCCTCAGCGGCGAACGGCTCGCGCCGCGCGTAGAGCACATCGGCCTCCAACGGCACGGCCGCCTCATCGCGCCACGTCTCGCCCAGGATCGTGTTGACGAACACTTGCAAGGTCTCGCGGCTCTTCTTGGCTTCCAGAAACTCGGCCGCCAGCTCACCCCAGCTCGGCCAGCCCACGGGGGCGTAGAGAGCGTTCAGCGAGTAGCTCCGCGTCCGCCCGTCGCCGGCCGCAGTCGGCCTCCACTCGCCGGCGGCGAGCATGCCGGCCTTCTCGCGGTTGGCGATGGCGTATGCGCAAGCCTCGCAGTGATACCGCGCCTTCTGCGGCTCGCCTTCGGGCCAGCGCAGCCGCTCCCAAACGAGCCTCTGCATGAATCCGCAGCGCGGGCATGGCACGAAATAATACCGTTGGTCGCCCTGACGAAAAAGCGCCTCGATCCGGCTCACACCCTCAATGGTCGGCGTGCTCACCGCCAGGATCTTTCGCTGTGAACCGAAGGCTACCGTCCGGCGCACGGCCAGCGTCAACGGGTCGCCCTCGCCGTCGGCATCCGCCGGCCAGGCGTCCAGCTCGTCGGCTAAGACGTACTTGGCCGGCAGGCTCCGCAAGCCCACAGCGGAATTGGCGCCGGTCAGGATCAGCACGCCACCCGAGAATTCCTTGAGCAAAACCGTGTTGCCCGAGTCGCGCGAGCGTGGATCCTTCACCCTGTCTCGCAGCACGGGCGAGGCCTCAATCAGACCATCCAGCCGTTGCTTGCTGAAGCGCTTCGCCATTTCCACGGTCGGCTGAACCAGCAGGATGGGCGCCGGCGCATGGTGCATGAGATAACCGCAGGCGTTCAGCAGCACTTCGGTTCCGCCGATCTGCGCCGATTTCTGGAACACCACGCGCTCGCAGGGCGCACCCGGCGTGAGTGAGTCCATAATTTCTCGCAGATACGGCGTGCGGCTCGTCCGCCACGGGCCAGGCTCCGGGCTCGTGTTGCCCAGCACTCGGTAGCGGTCGGCCCACTCGGAGACTGTCAGCTTGGGGGGCGGTAGCAGCGCCTCCAGCGCGCCGCGCCAGACTTCCTCAACTGTCGGCATGAATGCCCCTCAGCGCCTCTTCTAGCGCATCGCGAAGCACGGTCCGCACCTCAACCTCTCCCCGGCCCGCCAGAACCGCGCCCAGGCGGTCCGGAAGGGAAAGCAGCCTGTCCCTAAGAGCAGCCAGGCCGGCGGCCCATTGTCGCCGCACCTCGGCAACCTCGAGCAGTTCGCCGCGGCGTTGCCGCAACTCCAGCTCGCGCAATTCAGCCAGCGCAACAGCCTTGCGGCGGTCGGCTTCCGTCTTGGTCACTTTCGGTTCGATAGCTCGGCGTCTTGCCATACCAAAAAAAATCCGGCGGCGGCCAGGAGGAGCGAACCGCCGCCGGTTCCAACAGGCACCCACAGGAGAGAAACCGCTTGGCCTCGCGCCAGGGCACCCGGGCGGCTGCCACCCCGCCCGGGCGTCTCGACTATTTCGAAGCCTCCGGCGCTTGGCCGGAGCTTTACGCCGGGCCAGTAAGCCCGTGAACGCCCAACTTGACGTTCACCGTCGCAACGCCGTTGCCGGCGGCCTTGACGGCCACGCCCACAAGTGGCTTCGAGCCCGAGCCCGGCACCTTGGTGCACGCGGTGCCGGTCCAATAGAGCAGGTCGCCAGCGGCGATATTGTCGGCCGCGACTTTGGGCAAGGTGAAGACGCCCTCGGTCGCCAACTCCACCGGCTCGCCTTGCGCAGCGTCGAACGCCGCAACGCCGCGAATCGCGCCCACAACGACGTACTGCCCGCTCGTCACCGCGGCAGGGGCGGTGACGGTGATGGTTTTGCCTTCCTGAACGTAATTCTTCATCAGTCAAGTCCCCGTGAAGTCTGAATCGTGAAAACCTTCGCCTCGCCCGGCTGCGTCAGCCGCGCAATCTCGCGGTCAATCGCCTGAAGCGCTTCCGCTTGCCGTGCGTACTCAATCGAGCGTTCGCCGAACTGAATCCGGGCGACTCCCAGCGTTCGGACAATTTCCTCGCGGCGCTCTTGCAATTCAGCCAGCGTCATGCGCTACGCCCCCGGATTCTTGAACGCGCCGCGGTGGTCAATCGCCCCGGCGCCCAGGTGCCACACCACGCGGAACTCGGTTCCCAAGGTGTTCCAGCCCGGCCGGCTCTCAACGCGCGGCCCCTCGTAGCCTTGCAATTCGGCGTATTCGAACACCGGCGCGTCAGACGGATCGCAGAACAGATACCACGCCGTCACCTGGTTCTTCAGGTCGAAGCGGGGCTCAACAATGGGAATCAAGCCGCGCGCGGCGGTCTCAGCCTGCGTCGAGTTAGTCGGATACAAGGTAGCAAGTAACTTATCCACAGTGACTTCAAGCGCAGCGGGAATCAGGATGTAGCGCGGCTGCGCGCCAATGGGATTACCGCTTGCGTCCACTTGCTTGCGAATTGCCAGCTTCGCCGCCGCAATAGTTGTATCGCTCGGCGCAGCGCCCGTACTGGCCAGGTTGCCATGATCGAGATGGAACACCGCTTTGTTGTCGGCGAGCTTCGGGTTACTGATGATGGTGTCGGCCAGGAACCCACTGAACCACTGGCGCGCGCCGCGAGTGATCTTAGCCGCGATGTCGTTCAGTGCGCCCACATCGTCGTTGACAAGCGTCTGGAAGCTGACAGCAAAGCCTTTCGCATACGACGCCAGCTTGTAGCTCGCAAGCTGTTTGCCCTCGATGCTGCCGAACGTGATCTCGCCGGCTTCGTTCACGAGCTCCAGCGCCGGCCCATCGCTCACTTCCAAGATGTGCCGCGCGCGGAAGTCGGCCATCGTGGTGCGGCGGAACACCTGCGTGATCGGCGAGGGCGCCGCGCGGAGCGTGAACAGCGATTTGTTGAACAATTCGGCCAACAACGCCGAGAAGTCCGAAGTCGTGTGCATGGCGCGCGTCAGCAGCTCCGTCGGGCTGCCCAGCGTGCTCAGACCCTGCTCTTGCAGGATGCGCTTCGCCAGGTCGGTGAACCTCGAATAAGCAAACTCGCGCCCCTCGCGCGGTTCGTGCGCGGGATTGATCCGTGCATACAAGCCGTCCGCCATGCGCTGGATCAAGCCCTCGCTGGCATCCCGCGTCACCACCGCCGGCCCGCGGTTGTCGATGATCGGCTGGCGGCGCGCGGCCTCGGCGATGAGCCCGTCGCGAATCGCAGTGATGTTGTCATGTCGCGCCGCTAGCTCGTCAGCCACCTGCTCCGGCAGCGCCAAAGCGGCGGCAATGTTGCGCGCCTGCACTTGCAGGTCGCTGTGATCTGAATTCATACCTCCACCTCCATAAGTTCGAATAGTCGCCGCCGGATCGGCTCCGAGCGGTACGAATGAAATCTCTCGCGGCGTCCAGCGCACGGCGGTCTTGACGCGCTTGCCGCCCTCGCGCGTCTCGCGCCATTCCTCGACGCTGTAGCCCACGCTGACGTTGCGGATGATGCCCGCGCGCACGTCGGCAATCACGCCCTGAATCTCGGGGCGCGTGCCAAACCGCACCACCGCCTCGCCGCGCTGGCCGTCCACGTGCGCGTCCTCGACAACGCCCAAAATGGCCTCCACTCCGGAGTAGTGACGGTGGTTGTTTAGCACCGGCGCGCCCCGCAAAAAGGTCAAGTCCACGCTCTCCGGCGCAAGGCTCAGGCGCTCGACGAACTCGCC